AAGCCACCCATGGCCTAGATTGCTTGTATGCTCCGCGAGTATAATCTGGTATTCTACCTAGAAGTCTTGCGACATCAGAATTACCAGACTCTCTAGCCATCGCAAGAAGCTTCTTCACAGGCTCAGGAAAGTTGTTTTCTATGTCTTTTTGCATCTGCAGAGCCTTCTTGACTACGTTTGAAAGAGACTTGTTCGCAGCCTCGACAACTAAATCGTAATTAGAGTCAATAAACTTCACGATGTTAAGCCCCAACTCTAGCTCCTTGTCATCCGCCTCTGGATTGTCGAGAGATATTCTGATCATAATTTGTGCCTTTTCATAAGAACGATAGAGATACATCTCTAGTGAATCTGGAATTGACAAATCTTGAACTATTCTTGGCGGAAGATCATCTATAGGAAGTTCCAATTGTTGTGCGAGATAAGTTTGCACTGCTTTGTTTAGGCTTTGCAGACCATCGGTCAATCCTTTCGTCAGCTCTGGATTTATCCATTTGCCGCCGAGCTTTTCCTCACTGATAAATTTCAAATAACTGTATTCGATGTTGGTGTCGATAGGAGTTGCGGCGAAGTGTATTTCTTCTTCTCCAACATAGTCTGCATCTGTGGCTGTAAAATGATTAAGGCTTTTACGTATATCATCTAATTTGGCTCTGAAGGTATCAAATGCAGCGGGTTGTATGAACTCTTCATCTGCAAGATACTTTAAAAGTATTCTTCGCATTGCAGGGTATTTTCTCTTTTCTTGGAAGGCTACTTCTTCTAATAGTTCTCTATAGCCATCGGGAGTTGCCTCGTAGTTTTCTGCAGCCATACGGAATTGAAAAGTGGTTTTACCTGAATAATCGCTTATGTCGAGATCTTCAAAGTAGATTTGGGCCTCTGACATCTTGTTAATGATTTCGCCAGCAGTATGATAACCGTCATCGAATTGATACTTTCCGTTTTCAAACACCTCATTGTCCAGCTCAATGTTGAAGCTTGCCCAAAAGTTAACGTAACTACCTTCACCGTATTCGTCAATTTCAAAGCCATAGTCAGCATGCTTGATGTCATCTGCTAAATCTTCCTCTATTTTGTGACATGCGGCTTCATAGCCGGCGGTCTTGTCTGGAGGATTATCTAGAACATTCATATATCCATATTGTATGATGTCGGATGCGATCTCATTGATCTTCTCTTCCTTGTCTTCGTCTTCGATTAGCTCGTAGTCCTCTTCACCGAAGTGGAGGGCTGCAGCTCGATAAACGATGATATCACTATGATCGTTGTCAGGAGCGTCAAAAACCTCTTCAAGGTTGCCCTCTTTATCATAAACAAGAGCCAACTTGTGCATGCTGTTATCGGCAGGAATACCATCAAACCTTACCATCACAAAGGCTTTTTCGTCATTTGTGTACTGATCAAAGTAGTTTCTAGATTGTGTTGCAGAGATACACCATCTCGTGTTCTTGCCAAAGTAACAAGAGGAGGTCTCAGAAAGCGGACGGACGGCGAAGATGCCGTTCTCATCATAGACGATCTCTGTGGTCTCCATTGCTTTAGCTTTCTCTTTTTCCTTTTTCTGGCTAGAGGACAACCCCAACTTGGACAAGGCTTGCTGCAGTTCTCCAATATTGTACTTGTAGATATCCTTTTCTTCTATGCGCTGTTGGTTTTCTTGAAACGCGAGGGTGGCCTCAAGGATCTCCTCTGCTACTGTTTTTATACTTTGGACATCATAGTGTTCACTATCAATCCAGCTTTCAGAGTCTTCAATGTCTTGCTTAAAGCCATTGTGAAGTTCTCTCATGTAGTATAAAAGATACTTTGATACACCCTTGGGGCCGAGGACGCTCTCTATTCTTTCGCGGCCATACGCGAGCCAGCCGGTGTCGGTGAGGACGGGATACTTTTTCTTAATGTCCTTGACTCTCGCTTCTACGAGCAGTTCAAGTTCTTTTTCTTCGTTGAGATAGGATTTCCAGATAGAATTAAAGTTCATAAAAAGATTATACCTTTTTTATAATAATTAGTCAACACACAAACAAAAGACATCCAATTGATTACTAGGCGTAAATTTGAATCAGAATAATCAGTATCGCCAAAACCAGACAAGACATCGTTTTAGCCGTAAACATACTCTCTCCGAGATAAAACCATGTCAGAACGGGGAAGATAAGAAATCCAGTCCCAGAACCGATAAAGCGAGCGCTCCATACAGATTCGGTAGAGTCTGCCACCATCCTCCAGGCGTACCAAAAAGCAACACTCGTCGGGATACCAAAGACCACTGCCGACATCAAGGGCTTATCCTGCCACCACTTCCACACATACTGAGAGTTTAGCTGATACCACCCTCCAATTTGGCCCAGCATAAACACCAGCACGCCCAAGAGTAACTTTAGGGTCATTGGTCTTCTAAGCTTATATTGTGTCGTGACAGGTATTCCTTTGACTCAAACATTGCGAATACCATTTTTATGATTCCAGTAGCAGCGGTAAACTTTACTCTAAACATTGCGTTCTCAGGTGCTGCAGCTAAGTTAAATGTCTTTTCCAAATATGACTCGAAAGCTCCAGCGAGAGCATGAAGTTCTGCAACTCGCTGCAAGATCTCGGGGCCCAGGACGTTCTTTCCAGTATAGTGGTCAGACATCAGTCGATCTGTACGAACAATCATTGTACTCGCATTGTCGAAATACCCTTCGACTTCATCTCTCTTTAGATCATAGAAATTTTGTTTGGGATCCTGCTGATCAGACATTTCTACCCTTACCCCAAAATAGTTTGTTTCTTCTAGAGTCTGTCACCAAAAGAGCCGAGATACATTTGCCATCTTCTTTCTCCACCACTCTAGCACTATAAAACTCCAGTGAACCATACTTGGGCTTTGGAATCTTTTTGGCATACTTCTTGCGCGGGGGTGGCTGATTTAGATACTCAACGCAGCCTTTCGCGATTTCATCAGGAGTGGCGTCTTCAAAAAGTGTCGCATCCTCAACCTTAATGTAGGCGGCGATGACCCACTTCTTTGATCCAAAGTTCTTGATATCCCAAAAGCAACTGCCGTGATACCTACCGAATCTTGGTTTTGAATTGCGAGACTCCAGAGGAGAGGAGATGGGCATTAACTCACACTTAATCATTGAAATACTCCACTAGATCTGTGTATCCTCCGATTAGTTTTGTATCTCCAGAGGATCGGTTGTTTTCCAGAATAATTGGCACGGTTGTTCGGTTGTAGAAGTTCTTTGCATCCTCGATCGCTTCAGGGTCCTCTGAGAAGTCAAAGAAAACACTTTCCTTATTCTTGTCCTTGAGAAAGTCGACAGCATCCCTACAAAATGGACAGCTTTGTCTTCCGTAAATAAAGTATCTGTTAAATTGATCAATCATGCAGCAGACCCTTGCCACTAAACAGCCTCTTTTGTAGCTCGTCTAGTGTCCCCACCACCGTCATCTCTCTTCCTTGAATCCAGATATTGCAGTAGTTTCCGTGTGCGCTTGCGAGGGACTCAACCAGTTGTCTGCTTTTGTTAGGTCTGATGTACTGTATGTGCTCAGGATTAACAAAGATGTCCCTAACTTCGTATTTGTATCGGTTTCTCCAGTCGTCACTTGCCACGACTGAAACGACTTCTTGTAACTTAATCATTTTATCCTTCCTCGTTTGGTAGTTCAGGGTACGACGGACCGTCCGTCAATGCTCGAAGATATCCCGTCAACATTGAATCGCAGTCATCAAGTGCGAAGTCGACATTCATCAAGATCGACCTGATATCTGAAATTTCCTTTAGACACTTCTCTATAGATTCACTCTTTAGTTCTCCAAGAGAGGCTACCCTTTTAGAGATCTCTTTCGTTGCGGCTGCAGCTTCCTTCAAAAGGGGATCTGCTTTTTCCGGGACCTCCGCAAGGTCGACCGTATATGTTATTTTTACTTTCATGTTTATACCCAATCAATATAAGACTTAAGCGCAGCTGTCCTGTGCCGCGCAAACAACTCTTCATCCACTTCTAGAGATAGATAGTTCACTAACTTCTTTGCTTCTTCCCAGGCCATAACTTCCTCTCGCAAGACATCTACCCTGTGACTAATGTTGCCCCTGATAAGTGATCCCTGATCCTTCATGTATGGGAATCGCTTGCTTTCCCAATCAACTTCTGATCTTATCATAACATGTCCTGCCTCGTGAAGCAAGCTATTAAGTCGACTATTGTAATTTTGTCTAGAATTAATTTCTATTCTTGATATGTCTTGATAGTATACGTCTTTGTGGTCTGGGGAATACTCTACCTCAACAGAGTGCTCCTGATACAGAAAGCTCTCGATTGTTTTTAAGCTATTAATTACTTGTTCCTTTTGCAGTGACACAAATCCGCCTTTCTTTAGCCGAGAGACTTTAGAACAAAAGCGCCTACGAGGCCAACAACAGTGGTGAAAAGGGTCCAAATCATCTTGGAAGATGTGGCCTGCCACGCCTCAAGGGCTCGGAGTCGGGCATAAAGACCCTCATCCGGGTTATATACAGCTTCCTTGATCTTCCCGATGTCCTCTGCCATTTCCTCTTGCTTGTCCTTCACAGTCTCAATTCCAGTACAAAGTCTATCAAGTTTAATCTTAATGTCGCTGTTATCCATGATGCTAGGGCCCTCCGTAACCTAACTAGTATTCACAACTCAGTTAGTCTATAACAATTACTCAATAATGGCATAATTTGTTGTTATCAGAGTTCCCGCCACAGACGCAGCATTTTGGAGAGCGCATCGGGTCACCTTCACAGGATCGATTACTCCAGCTTCCAAAAGATTTGCTGTCTCCCCCGTAAGGAAGTTGACTCCTGTGTCTTCATTCTTTGCGTCATCGATCTTTGAGGCAACCTCTTGCCATTCCATACCTGAGTTCTGTGCCATCATCTGTAGTGGTGCACAGAGAGCCCTCTTTACAATGTCCACACCCAAAGATTGCTCCTTAGAATCAGTGCCGACATCGAGCTTCTTGGAGATCCTGTACAACATAACACCGCCGCCAGGAATGATTCCCTCCATTTGTGCAGAGCGAACTGCCTCTAGAGCGTCTTCGATTCTGTGCTTCTTTTCAATCATATCAATCTGTGTTGCCGCTCCAACTCTGATGATCGCAATACCTGAAGACAGTCTTGTGATTCGCTCTTGGAGCTGTTCACATTCGTACATTGAATCAGTCTGATCGAGAGTCTCTTTGATCTCTTGGATCCTTTCATCAATTTCAATGTGCAAGCCACCACCGTCTACGATCGTTGTCATGTTTTTGGTGATTTCGATAGTCTTGGCAGTGCCAAAGTCAATTAATGAAACTTGCTTGATATCATCACCAGACGCACGTTGGAAATACTTTCCGTTTGTTGCGATAGCCAAGTCTGACATGATCTGCCTTCTTGCTTCCCCGTATCTCGGAGCCTTAATTGCAGCGACTTTCATAGAACCACGAACCGTGTTCATGATTAGGGCTGCCAGGGCCTGGCCTTCGATCTCATCTGCAATGATAATAAGAGGTCGAGCCTCGCGAGCGGCAATCTCCAAAGAGGGGAGAATCTGATCAACAGCTTCAATTCTAGAGTCCGTAATCAAAAACATTGGCTTTTCGTGACGGGTAATCGCTCGTCGCGTATCGGTCACGAACGCAGATGCAGCGTAGCCTGAATCAAACCTGAAGCCTTCTACTAGATCTAGAGCAGTGTCCAAAGAGTTGGCCTCTTCGATCGTGATAGATCCATCCTTTCCCACCTTATCGACCGCAAGGGCAATGAGGTCTCCAATGCTCTTATCGTTGTTGGCTGAGATTGTCGCAATGTGCGAGATGTCATCCGCACTTGCCACAGGTCGAGCCTTCTCCTCTAAAGCAAAAACAGTAGCTGATACTGCTTTGTCAATGCCTCTTCTCAGTTCTGTTGGGCTTGCGCCTTGTTCGATATGATCCCACGCCTCACGAAAGATGGCTCGGGTCAAAACAGTAGAAGTAGTTGTGCCATCACCAGCATCGACGTTTGTCTTTGCTGATGCTTGCTTGACGATCTGTGCGCCTGCGTTCTCGAAGGGATCTTCGAGGTCTACAAACTTTGCGACCGTAACTCCATCCTTTGTAATGATGGGCATCTTGCCCTTTTCTTGAAGGATAACATTGCGACCTCTGGGTCCTAGAGTCGATGCAACGTTATCTGCTAGTGTGTTGACCCCTGTTAAAATTTTATTGTGTAGTTCTTCCTTAGATGAAAAATGCTTTGACATTAACTCCTCACTTTCTTTTATATATTATAAGCATTAATTGATGGTTTGTCAAGTGTCTTCTTCAGAAAGTTGACCTTCCAAGTTGGTTTTTATTTCTTCTGCGTCCTTAGATGCATCTCTTCCGGCAGAGATTGCGTTAGATCTTAGGCGCTCAGAGAAGTAATCACCGATGTTTCCAGTGAGAGACTGGACAGACTCCATAAGGTTTATGATTTGGTCTCCCAACGTCTTGGCGTATATCTCTGCGATTTCCATAACCTTTGCCTCAGACATGTCCAGCGTTCCATGGCGAACCAAGTTTACTGTTCCCATATCATTCATCATCTTGAAGCTCACTTTCCATTGGGCGCCGCCTTCTTTGCCTTCCAGCAACAAACCCTCTTCAAGCATCGCCTGCTTTTCAGCTTCGTGGAAAGATTCTGCTACAGGAGCCGGATCTGTTTCCGCTGATACTGGTGGTTCTACATCTTCGGCTTCGGCTTCGGCTGCAGCCTGCTTTTCAGCGGCTTGCTTCGCTATCGCGTGCAGCTTGCCGCCCTTTGTATATCCTGGCAACTTGGTGACTACTTGAGCCACCTCTTCTATAGAACCGTTACTAAGTATGCTCTGTAGCTGGGCCTCGTTGGCGCCGGCCAAGAGCCTATTGTGAGCGTTTTCCGCGCCGCCGACAATGAAAGATACAAGGTTATCTCTTGAAATTGTGAAATCATAAATATCCAGACTCTCTATGTTGGACTTTGCGTTCTTGTAAGCTACCAGATACTTTATGCTTGGCTCGCCCCTGACAAAAAGGTAATCCACAAGGTTCGTAAAGCTGCCTTTGATTTGTGTGGTCTTTTGCAAAAGCTTCAAACTTACAGCAGTAGGTGTGCCACCGAACTCCGTGAAGGCAACGAAGTCTTCTATCGGCAAAGTTCCTCCGACTCTTTCTGCCTGTTGGAAACCTCCAGTGAGCGCTGCCATGAAAGCTTCAAGAACAAACCCAGCAGCCGATTCACTGAAGTGATTGAGTGCAGCCTTGAGGCTCTCTAGAATGATCATATTGTTGATGATAACTCGTGGTGAGCGCTTGCGCTTTGCCTTTGCTGGGTCTAGATAATCATTTAGAGACTGAATACGCCCAGATATACTCGCACCACCTCTAACTACTTTGAAGATTTCATTAACCTGTTCTCTTTCCATTGAATTTGGGTCACCCCAAGCTTCTGATGGTGAGATCCTGGGAATGACCATCATGAACTTTCGGCCTGCAGAAGGCTCATCTTGCTCCATCACTAGCGAACTATCTTGCAGAGCCTTTTCTACCATCTCAAACAAGACGTCTTGAACGCTGTGCTTTTTCTTGTATGTTTCAAATAAATCGTCAAAACCAGACATAAACTGTTCTCCTTTTAGTATAATTAGTGTTACACTATCTCATCGGCTATGCCAAATTCAACCGCTTCCTCTGCAGAAAGATATACATCAACCTGCCTCTTTAGCATCTTTCTGATTTTTGCCTCTGTAAGCTTCGACTCTTTTGCAAGGCACTTGATGTACTGGTCCTGAATCCATCTTACTTCGGCTATCTCATTTTCCATGCTGTGGATGTTTCCTCCGAAACCACCCATAACACTATGGATCATGACTCTGCAGTTTGCTCCAATCTTTCTCTTGCCTTTGGTTCCCGCAGCAAAGATAAGGACGCCAGCAGACATAACCTTTCCGACTCCGAGAGTTTCTATATCGCAAGTCTCCTTTACGAACCTCATCGTATCGTAAAGAGAGAACATTTCAGATGCGCTGCCTCCTTGTGTAGAGATTAGCATCTTGATAGGCTTTGTTGTGTGCACCAACTCAGAATCTGGATCTTCTGGATCTTCATACGCCATACTGCTTGCTGTGTCTTTAAGATACAGCAGTGTTGATACAGCTTCTGCGCACATCTTCTCATTGACATCCCCATACAGAGAGAATGTGCGAATACTCTCTCCAGCCGGCTGGTCTATGTTGTTGATGATTACGATTTGCCTATCATCGTATTCCATAGGGAGGGCTTCGATATCGACTCCCTCTTCGTTATTTTCTTCTTTTTCCATTGATTACCTTCTTTTTTCCTGTTCTTGGATTAAACTCTTCCACCAAAAATGGAAGACCCTTTGCAAACTTCATCCACGACTTTTTATCTTCGAAAGTTCGCATCATTAAGATAATCGTCTTTCTGTTGGTCGGGTCATAGCCCTCGCCTGCTTGTTTCCAGTCACCAAACTCCTTCATTAGGGAGTTAAGCTCTCTCTTTCCACTTATTTCTGCTTGAACCTTATAGGTGATGAGGTCGTCTTTGTCGTTCTTTTCACCCCAGGCACTCAACTCGATATTATTCATTGTTTTCTTCCTCCAGCTTTGTAACTATGTTATTCAGATCAATTCTTTCGTCCCAAATGTAATTTGGAATAGTTTTAATGTATTTTGTTGGTATTGTCATCGCCACCGTAGTGAAAAGAAGCATCTGCCACTTGGCGATAAACTCTCTGTCAGAGTCAATAGTCTTTTTGATAATCTGATCCGGGAGGTCTGTGTATTTAATAGCGTCGTGTTTAAACGCCAGGATTCTTTCTATATCAATAGAAATAGCTTTGAACAGCTTTCCCGTAATCAACAATGTTTGTGAAATGATATGCCTTTCTAAGCGAGCAGCAAGAAAAAAGGATAGCAGCCGGTGCGCTAAGGCACCGGCCAGAAACCATATTAAGTAAGTCAACATATTTATATATTACAGTCTTTCAGCTGTTATGTCAATGACAAATTAGTTTTTTGTCAACTTTTTAGCGAGAGCCTCTTTGAGGATTCGCTTTGTAACGCGGGATGTGATTCGGTCGAGAACCTCGCTAAGCTGATCGTTGTCAATATCAAGCTCCATAAGTGGATCCTCTTCCTCTCCTGCCTCTGGTTCAGGAGCTGGGAGATCGGCAACTTCTTCTTCGCCACCCATGTCCATCTCGCCGGCACCCTCATCGCTAGCTCCGAGGATCTGGTCAATCACGTCACGAGCAGTTCTAAGTGCGTCAACATCAGACTCTGGGATTGAGACCTCAGCCTCTACATCTCCGCCTTCGGCGGCATCGTCTCCCATGTCCATATCCATCTCAGGCTCTGCAGGCTCGTCCATTGCAGGCTCAGGCATTTCACCCTCTTCTTCCTCCTGCACGGGCTCTTCCTCGTCGCGGAGGGCTGGGGCCATCTCTTCCATTGGCTCGTCCTCGTCCCTGAGGGCTGGGGCTACCTCTTCGAGGGCCTCCTCTTCGTCGTCTCTGGCAAACTTTGCTGCCATCTCGTTAACAGGCGTAATTCCGGAAAGCTTCCAGAATCTACGGATTGTATTTTCCTTAAGTAGTGTCTTTTTACTCATTATGGTTTCTCCTAGGTGTTTGTAAAAAAGTTATAAAAAAGATATTTTACACTATATTTCATTAATAAATAGTGCTATTAGGAGCAAAAAAGAGATTATTTTTCGCAATATTTGGAAAGTTTCTCTAGTGCCCTTTGTTCAATTTGTCGGACTCTAACAAAACTGAGTCCGATTCTCTTTCCTGTCTCTGCTAATGTTAGCTTATCGCCGCCATTATTCCTTATTGAGATTAAACAACAGTTATTGTCCTCTTCATAGTCTATCCATTTTCTGCATCCTGTTTCTCCGCAAGGTTTGTTTTCATTATAACACTTTCTTGCGCACTCTGTCAAGCCATCGCTCATAAATCTGGAAACTCCTTTGCTATCATGTCGAAGATCTCTTCCTGTTCGCTGTCATCGAAAAGAAAAAGCCTCTTGACCTGCTCTCCCTCTTCTATCAAATTGCGAGTCTTTTTAATCCTTGTCTTTCCTTGTCGGGCAAGATCGATCTTGACGTCCGTGATGAAATCTATCAATCGTGGGTCGTTCTCTATATAGCCCGTCATTATCGACTGGAAAAACTGGATCTGTGTCAGGCCGTCGTGTCTAAGCCTGATCTTCAAATCTGCGTGCCTCTTGTCTAAATCTTGGAAGACAATCTTTTTACCTTCTTGGCCGTATTTATATTTATCTTCCATTTAGTATGTGTGTCCCGCTCTCCACCATGCTTGCACTAGTTTGCCTGATGAATCTAGCTTTCGCTTGGAACTGTTCTATGGTGCGTGCACCAGAGTAAGACAGTCCGCTTCTTATGTTCTGCTTTAGACCAGACATCACGCTCGTAACTGAGCCCTTATGCGGAATCGTAGTCGATACACCCTCCAAAGATCTTGCTTCACCTCTCCAGTCGACCTGCGCTTCAACGCTAGCCATCCCTCTGTATACCTTATACTTCTTGTCGTCTCCAGAAACAAAGACTTGCCCTGGTGATTCGTCCGTTCCTGCAAGCATCGAGCCAAGCATTACAAAGTCTGCACCTGCAGCTATGGCTTTAACCATGTCTCCTGCTGTCTTTATGCCGCCATCAGCTATAATCTTGGCATCCGCGTCGACATACTTGCAGTCCAAAACAGACTGAAAGGTGGGGACTCCATGTCCCGTCTGAATCCTTGTCGAACAGATAGAGCCGCCCCCAATGCCGATCCTGACTGCGTCAGCACCCCACTCAGAAAGGTCCCTATACCCCTCTGGGGTCGCTACGTTGCCTGCTATGATTGTTAAATCGTTGCCATACGTATCTCTAAGGTACTTTAGCGCAGCTTCCATCATTGAGTGGTGGCCGTGAGCAACATCTAAACAGACGATCTCTAGACCAACTTCTTTGAGAGAGGAGACTCGCTCTTTAAAGTCTCCTGAAACTCCTACTGCTGCAGCCACAACCGTGGGGCTTACCATTTCGCACTGCTCTTCAATCGATGCGTACCTGTGGATGATCCCGAGCGCTCCAAGCTCCTTCATGGTTGAAGCCATGACCGTTTCGGTAACCGTGTCCATAGGACTAGCGATTATCGGCAGCTCAAAACTGTGGTTTCCCATTGTTGATGTCAAATTAACTTCTGACCTGCTTACTATGTCACTCTTTTGCGGTACCAAGAGCACATCTTCAAAGCTAAGTGTCTCCTTCATTCTTGTCTCCTTCTAGTTTTTCCATTATCGAACCCAAGAGTTCGTTAGCGTGATCCCAGCAAGTCGGACAATAAAGATTAACTCTCTTCTCCTTCTCTCTTACTACCACTCTCCATGATTGTACCTGACTTTTGTCCTTTTTGTCAAATGGTTTTTCGCACATAGTACAAATATCTGGCACTCTATGAAACAGACCAAGCTTCTCAGCCATGTCCTTTTTAGCTTCCTTGTGTTTTTTTCTCTGTAGTTTTCTGGTTGCAGAAGCCACTAGAAGTCACCAGTAGATCCGAGAGCACCAGAGCCTCGCTTTGTGGTTCCACCATAGATGTTGTCTTCTTCAATCTCCACAAGCAGTGGCTGCTCAACCTTCACAAAGACCCCTTGAGCGATCTTTTGTCCCGGCTGGACCACTTGTGCTCGCTCTCCGATGTTGTGAAGGTTGACAAAGATCTCTCCGTCGTATCCTGAGTCGACAACACAGGCACCAGTTACCAACTGTTTCTTTGAAGCAATGCCTGACTTGTTCTTTACCTCAAGCATGTAACCTTCTGGTACTTCAATCTTTAGTCCTGTCTGCAGCAGGCATGTGCGAGAGCCACGAACCGTAACGGGCTCATCAGCCTCTGGGCAGAAGAACAGGTCCATACCTGCGTCTGTTGGATGTGCCCTAACGGGCAGCTTTGCGTTCTCTCTAACTTTGTAAACATTAACTTTCATAATTTAACTCCTTTAAGTATTCGTTTAGTTTTTCTGGAAAATTCAGCGTACGCTCAGGGTTTTCTGGCTTACCGTGTAATTCAACGTGCTTCTTATCAACGGCTTGGGCGGCCTCTTCAGGCGTTTCAAAGACGCCTATATGTAAATTCTTATTTCTACCTTCCCTGTAGGTTATACTAATCCGGGCGTGCCATGGCTTTTTACGCTCTTTCACGCCAGGTTCAGACCAATGCTGCAGCTTACGCACACCTTTGAAGCCGCTGGTGTTGTTATTTTGTTTTCCTCTGTTTCTCATGTTTTCTCCAGAGGTGCAATTTCTTAAGTTACTAACTCGATTATCTAAACCGCATCCATTTATATGGTCGACTTGCAGACCCTTTGGTGTTTGCATTATTAATCTGTGTATTCTCTCCTTGCGACCTGCGACTACATAGCCCTTGTGGTTTATCTTGCCGTCATTCCAAAGGCTCCACCGGTAAGATCCAAGATTCATACTCTTGTAGACGTCGGTGTCCACCAAACACTCTTGAGCGTCGTATTTGATTGCCATAGGGTTTTCAAGGAAGATTATGGTTGTTCCGTCCTTGTTGTGTCTAAATTTATTCTTCGCTTTCATAATAACTCCTATCCTAACATTCTAAAAGTTGCACTCAATCTTCTCGTGCTGAAACCCCATTGAGGATTCCAGTCTAATTTCATCATATAAGGCCGGTTTACTCTTACTATATCCTTATCTGGTCTCACGCCCCAGCATCGGATGGTATTCGTTTCGTTGTTATCATCAATAACCCTGACGATATAGTAATCCTTGCCGTTCTTGGTCTTCTTCTTAATGACCTCTCTCGGAATACACCAAACAACACCTCCCATCTCTGCGTCGTACTCACTGATGGGTGGTACCATGTGCTTGTTTAGCGACTCTCTGATTCGCTCCCCCATAACCAAGTCAAAAGGAAAGACTCCAGTCAGATCGATCTGATACTGGATATTCTCTTCTTCTGTAAAGTCTCCCTCTGGAGCGTATTTGTCTATGTTTTCTAATAGGTTCTTTTCCTTTCTGGGTCTGTCCACCGCAACAGAACTCCAGAAGTGTTTTGCTCCTGTGAATCTCTCGTCAACCAGATCCTCCATTGCACCAGATCGACAAAGGACATCGAGAGCCTTCTTGTTCAGTTTTGAATATACAATGTTCTCATTGAACAAGAACTCCTCTACCGTATTGAACGGACGATTGTTTAGGATCTGCTCGATCGCCTTCTCTCCGAGACCCTTGACTGACGACAAGGGCTGGATAAGCGTCTTACCGTCTGGCGAGATCTCCCACACCATTCCAGAAGTGTTCACGTTCAATGGTGCGATTTCAAATCCGAGAGACTTTGAAATGTTGATTGCCTTTTCTTTGCGCGTCTCGGGCTCCTTGTCCAAGAAAGCTGCGGTCCACTCTGCTGGATAATAGTTGAGCAGCCAAGCACACTGAAACGACAGCATACAGTAAGAAACAGCGTGCGACTTGTTAAAGCCGTAGCCGGAAAAGTATTCAAAGGTCTCCCATAGTTCTCTTGCTTCATGTTTTCTCATTCCTTTCTCCAGGCAACCATCAAGAAACTTTGAGAAGATCTTATCCTTCTGCTCTTGAACCTCTCCTGTGCCCTTCTTTGTTAGAAGCTTTCTAAGTTTGTTGCCCTCGTCAAGAGACAGGTCTTTGCCGAGCTTGTGAGCCAACATAGCGATCTGCTCCTGAAAAATAAGGAAGCCGAAGGTTTCCTCTGTAACATTGCGGGCAAAGTCGTTAACATATTCCACATCATTTGGATTGTTCTTAGCCGACACAAACTTCTTGTCAACATTGGCCGATAATGGGCCTGGTCTATAAATACTAGTTATAGCTGACAGCTCAATTAGATTGCTTGGCTTAACTCTCTTGCAAAACTTCTGTGCTCCGTCCTCTGTAAACTGAAAGATGCCGGCCCACTTACCATCTTGAAAGATGTTTTTCCAAACGTTCTGATCACCAAGATCAATCCTATCCGGGTGGAGCTTTTCGTTATAAAACTCTCTTACCTGATCGAACGTAGGTTCAGGAATATTCTTGTGCCTCTTTAGAATGTGCCTAATTGCACCCTCGATCATGCGCAAGGAGGCGAGACCCAGTAAATCAAATTTGATAAAGCCCATAGGCTCCAGTTGGCGAACGTTCATGCCTTCGCTCCATGGAGTCTGACGCACACCACCAGATGCAATGATTGGCATCCACTCGTTTAGGTTCTCGCCAACAACCACGCCACCGGCATGCCTTGAGCAAGATCTCACCTGCCCATACAGAGCCTCGACGTGAGTCTTAATATGAGGATATTTACTGAGGAATTTTTTTAGCGAATCCGAAAATTCCATTACCTCTTCGAATGTGGGATTGTAAACACCTGCCGTGATCCCATGCTTCTTTTTGGCTAGTGGAGTAGCCTCGTAGATCATCTTGCTGGTGACGGTGTTTACCTCTGTAAAGGGCACGTCGTAAAACTTTGAGATGTCTTTGATAAGGGACCTGAGCTGTAGCGTGTTCCAATTAGAGATCGGAACCACTGTGTTCTCGCCCCATTCCTCAACCAGTTCCTCCTTTAGTTTCATGGGTTCTGCTGTATCAAAGTCAATATCTGGATATCCAGAGCCACCCTTTGTCAGAAACCTCTCAAACTGTAAACCATACTTTAAAGGGTCAACCTGGGTGATACCTAGGGCATAGGCGACCAGAGAACCGGCTGCAGAGCCCCTTCCAGCGCCCACTAATTGGGTCTCCTTGGCCCTATCTGCGATAGCCTTCATAGTTAGAAAGTATTTACTGAACCCTCTGGAGTCAATGACTTCGATCTCTAGAGCTGCGCGGTCTAGGTAATCTTTATCACCAGATAGACCCAAGTTTCTCAAGCCTTCGGCAGTCAACTTCTGCAAAGCCTCGCCTGGTGTCGTGTCCTGGGGCACAACAAAGTCAGGCAGACGCACCGTGTTGTCTGGAAAGAATGTCTCTATCCTTTCATGTGCGATCCTGTAGGTTTCTGTAATTGAGTTCTTTACGACATTGTCATCATATTCGCACTGACACTCTTTTGAATACTTCTTGTAAGACTCCCACATCTGATCGCCATTCTTCGGATAAAGTTCATACCCAATCTCTTCGACGTC